AAAAATAAGTTCCATTGAATCTTTACGGTTTTCTTCTTGGTATTTCCTCTGCATCATTTCGTTTTCGTCGGCGTAATTTTTAATATAGTCATCGATTTGAGTAGTGTCTTGTGGAATATAATTGGGTTGTGTCTGTTGATCAGTCATAATAGGTTGCGTGTTTGTAGGAATATCACGTGACGGTAACTGTCCAGCACCAGATGAGGACAATTGTTGAATTTCTTTACTAAACTCGTTGGCGTTGTAAGGAACAGATTCTAAATCGGGCTTTTGAACACGTGTTTCTTTGGCTTCTAAAACAATATTTTGTTGTGAAAATTGTGAAACAGAAGGATCGCTGGGTAATTCTTCTATAGAACTGGTATTGCTCATTGATATAATATATTATACAGAAGGTTTGTTGAGTGTATTTACGCATTTATGCGAAAGGGATGTGTTTTTTCGATTTATCATAAGGAACTTGCTTATGCTTAACCTTATAACATGAATTATCGAATTTATATGTTTTGTTCTCAATTTTATTGATATTCGGTGCTTTAAATATAAGACAATTGCGTTCATTACACACTTTTCTAAATAAAGTAGCAAGTCCAAAACCTAAAATAATAGATATAACATAATCACTGTATTTTCCATAAAGTAATCTTTTAATTTCCATATACTATATAAGAATAAATTAGTTTTGAACAGGAATTTCTTTTATTTCGGATTCGTCTGATGGACATTTTACTTTGTTGTAGTCGAATGAAAATACATTATCTGCTTTGTCAACATATTGTACATTACTGGAGTTATTTGGACTGGGGTATACATATATAATAGTAGGGTCTGGTTTGGTAATATAAACGAAGAATAATCCAATTGCGAGACTAATAATAAAACTGGGAATATGGAAAAATTTCATGGTGATATATATATTGAAATATTATTTTGTATACTGAATAACTTCGGGATCATTTTCTATAATAAATTCAGTATCTTTTACTGCTATTTCAGATTGAACTAAATTGTTTTGTTTCGCTATGTAAAAATCTTGCTCTAAATTATAGTAACTGTATTTTAACGCACGGTCTTTCTCAATCATCGGCATTAAATCATTTATATATAATTCAACCGCATCTTTGGTAAACTGTTTATCACTATCATTTTTTCCTTTTTGAATCAGTTCTATAATTTCGTATTTTTTTTTTATTATCGCATCATTATGTTCGGAAATAAGTTTTTTATTTTTTAAGTAGGGTGTTGCTTCGATTAATTCATTCAGATATAATTCATATTCTTTATTATTTTCGATAAATTCGGTTTTTATTTTATCAAATGCTGCTAATGTGTTAGATTCGTCTGAAAACTGAAAGAATAGATTTAATTTAGTTTTAATGATTTCATCCTTATCATGCTCCTTGCTATTATCAAACATGTCAATAGCCCATGAAATTGTGCCATAATCCCCTTTTTGAATAAGAATATTGAGTTCACATGGTTGGAATTTATCACGCGATGTTGCTCCACATTTAGCTTGTAGTTTTCTATTTTTTTCTATGAATATTGTTCCTACAGGATTTTTACAATGAACACACGGTAATCGCATCTGACGAACACGTTCTCTTTTTTCGGTCAAGGATAGATTTGAATTATTGCTTATTTTTTTCTTTCTTGTTTGTAGAGCTTCTTCATAGCGCTGTTTAAGCTTGTAATAGGTATTAGTTATTTCTAATATTTTGGGGTCATTCATAATTGTATATGTTATGTACATATTTTTTTAGCCCATAAAATCTTGAAACTCATCTGTTAATTTAGGTAAATCGGTAATCATAGTGTTAGATGTCTTTTTCTGTTGCTGTTTGATATCTTGCATTAACTTAATTTTTGATAATATGTATGTTTTTTGTTTACGTAGCTTAATATCTTTTTCTATTGGGGTTAGTTTACCCTTGTATTGAACTACCAAAAAAATTGCTAAACCTAAAAAAAAGAGGATAAACCCTGCTATATTAAAAAAGGCGTTATTATATGTATTTTTTATGGTATGGCATTTTTTTAGTGTTTCATTGACGAAATATTTCATTCCAGGTTCAACTAACATAGGACGCTCCATTGTTAATACTCTAAATTATGAAAATAAATTATATATATTATTTATACATGGCTTCATCGTTTTTGGCATTAATATTATTTGCTATACTTTCAATCGTCTATTTTATCATTAAATATTTTATGTATTCCAGTTCGCAGATGAAAATAGTAACTGGTATTTATTTCTTACTTGTGATAGTAACCCAATATATAATAAGTTTATCTGCGATAAAAGAAAAATGTGGAAACAATGATTATGTTGCGGCATTTATGACGACCGCTTTTCCTTGGACCTTTATATTTGGAATTCTATACATTGTAATGACGATGTTTCCCGCATGGAAAGCCCCATTTGCGAATACATTTGGATATGGTTTTGCGAGACTGGCAGGCGTTCGTACATTGTTGGTAGACAATATATTAAAGAAAGACGCATATAAGCAAGGAGGGGGAGGAATGCGTAAAATCTTGAAACGCTCTGTTCAGAGAGGTGGAGGAGAAGAAGAGGATGCTGGATTATCCAGTGTAAAGGAAATGACAAAGGCGATACAGAATATTTATAGTGATCCGTCTATGTTAATAAACGAGATTACAATTGATAACTATGAAACATTTTGGTCACGTATGAAGCCATTATTTAAGTCGAGTGCAAATGAACATAAAGACGCATTGTTTAAAATGATTTTACTCAAGGATGTAGTTGCTGAATGTCTATGGTATTTACTGACAGGTATGTTGGTCACATCTATGGTTGCGAGTTCAATTGTGAATACAAAATGTAGGTATTCTATAGATGAGATGAAAAAGAATCAAGATGAATCAAATAGGGCGATAAATAAAGAGGCCGAAACAAAAGAAGAACCTCGCGTATATTCATCTAATGAATAGAGAAAACAATAATATAAGTAAATAAATCAAAATATATTGCTTGATTTATTTACACCACATACATTTTGTATTTTTTACTGAACAATCAATACAAATGGAAGGACATAAATAACAATACCCGAATGGATTCGATCCATGATTGGGGTTTGTATAACCGTGTACTTTTTTTTGGTGACATATATTGCAACATGCTCTACATGGACTTAATGGATAAATTCCAGCGATCTCATATATTTTATGACGTTCGCATATATAATCGTTTGGGTTATTAGGCGTCATTATAGTTTGTGTAAAAATAGCTTTAATATAGAATCTTAGGAAAGGCTAAAAAATACAGGATACATAAATAACACAGAATGGCGGTTACGACAACGATTAACCACATGGGTAATATTGTCTTATTTCTATAACCGAGACCGAAATCTCTAAACGTTCCATTTTTATTATATATGAAATTAGGTTTGACTGTATGAATAAGAGTAAAAATGGTTAAAAATAATATTATAGATAATGAAATTATATTTGATCTAATAAAACTGCGGGATATCATTATTATTGTTATATAATAATGATAATTATTATTTATTTTCATTAATAACCTTCGTCTCCATCATTTTCACCATGATCATCGTCATCCGGTATATGTGACATGGACATTTCTTCTGCCTCGATTTCTTGTCCTACAAGAAATTCTTGCGCCGCTTCATCTGTAAAATGAACATTCATATCAAAATTACCGGTTTGCAATCGTTGTTCAACTGAACCTTGTGTATCAAATATTTCGCGTCTTTCTTCGTCGTAAGTTTCTTTGACATATTGTGTAAGACCTTTTTGAAGTCCTTTTCCCCATTCACCTAATTTATGAGATTTGAATAATTTATTAATTTCTCTCTGTTCTTCTGTGAACTCTTTGAGTCTGGTTGTCTTGATAGTCTTCTCTTTATCGGAAGATCTACTGATCTTTTTCATAATTTCTTCATGACTGAAATTGATATTTGATTTATTACTGACAAACCGCTTGGTAAAATTAATCAATAGACTTGCAATTTTTTCTGCTGATTCTAATTGAACACCAGCCACTATATCTTCTTCGTCACCGTAGTTCCCGGTTCGGATGTCATCTATTTCTGCGTCGGTAGAAACTTCAGAGAAACGACCATCCTTGCTGGCAACTGAAGACGATTTACTAACCACTGTCTCCGCATTTTTTATATAATATAAATATATTTTCAATAAACAATATTCGTATAAAAAGGTACTTGTGACTTTGTCGAATATTGAAACAATTTTCTTATCAGCACCAGGAATATTTGTTGGAGAGAAACAAGGTATAATAGTACACAAAACGAATAAATTCTTACATTCTTCCTGTATATTTGATAGTATACTATCAAATTTGTATTCATAAAATTGCGGCAAGAAGGAGTAATAATCCATAATCGTTTTTTTAATATCAGTGTTATGATCATCTGAAAATCCCCAATGTTTACATATTTTGATTTTATCGTATTCTGTTTTATGTAATATAATATTTGGATAGACGTAACATAAATTATTTATACAATCCAACATGAACTCTAATATTCTATACGCACTATTATGTTCAATGTTCTGAAATTGAACATTTGCCTCTTCGCGTAGTGGCGACCACGATGTCGATTGATTTATGAATTCCATAACCGGCGTCATTTCCTTTGACGTGGAACGCCCATGAGTTAAAAGAAATTTAACAATATCTGTTTTCATTTTGTCGGTCTCCCTTGCCAAATAATTTTTAATAGCCTCTATTTCAGGAGTTTCGGTTTTCACTCCAATTTCGAATGTATCGAGAAGGGATGTTAATAATTCTTGTAGTTCCTTTGGAATAGATGTATCATCGCTGCGTTTTAAAAACAGTAACATGTCTCTTATTTTTTGTATTCTACTTATGGACTCGTCGTTTGCACTGGTTGATTTAATATAGTTGCGCTTATTAACTACTTTTAATAGCGAGGTCAATGCCGAACTATCATATGAAATATTTTCGTGCTTTAAAAATGTTATCTGGTCGGATAATGAAACGTGTTTCGGAAAATTATCAGGTTTTTTGATACCGATTCTTTCGAAATCTCTATGTAACGGAATATCATTTTTAAAATTACATATGGAAATGAAATAATTGTATATAACTTTCTCTGTAAACACATTTGATTCTGAAGGTATAACAAGTTTTGTATTTGTGTCATACAAGTAGTACGGCGCCAAAGGAATTTCAGAAATGTCAGTAATTATATCTGAGTAATCTTTAATGGTTGAAATATCGCGCGCGATAGAAGCATCTTTACTAATAAAATATTCAATAGGTGTTTGTATTGTATCATTATTCATACAACATGTATTTTCTAAGAACGAATCTCCGGCATTGGTTTTAAGAAGTGCGTCTTCCTTTCTTACTTGTTTATTTATTTTTTCAAATATTTGAAGTGAAAATTTGATTATTTTAGAGCGGATAATTAGAATATCATCATCTTGATGAGAGGTGCCCGATTTCATTTTTTCTACGACAGAATCAATGAATCCTGATCCTAATGCTTGTAATGATTTTATCTTAAAATCGACAAGTGGGGGTAAGAATGTATTCCAATTTATTACATCGTGTTCTATTGGAACATCCACATTTACATCACCAGAGGTAATATACTCCATTTTTTTAGTGAGCATTCTTTCCATAGATACGTCTTTTAATATGTCATTTTCAATTAAATCGCGAATAGTTTGACTGAGTGCGTCGGATTTAATTCCGGCTATACTATTCCATGGCGTGATGGATTTGGCTTTTATTTTCAATATAATACATGAAATATAAACGATGCCGTCCATATTAGACGATTTATCAAGTGGAAACCCATCAAATGATTTTATACATCCGGGAAATGTTTTTTTAGTTTTAATATTAGGTATAGCAGTTTGTACGAACATGTGCAAATAGGAAGCGGTAATAACGATTAACAAATAGTTTTTGATATCTTCATACGATTTAGTCTTTTTTCCTTTCGCTGCTAATTTAGCCTGGCGCTTTTTATGATCATCTTCCGAAATAATCTTGCGCGTGTATAATTTCAATACATTCTGAATAATAGGTATGTAGTATTCTTCTACATTTATGTACATATAGTTAGTCAGGGCAACAATAATTTTATAGATAGTGAGTGCTTCAGGATCTTCTATCATATCTTGTAGATTTTCCATATCATCCAATGAAATTTTCTGTTCTTCTTCAAGCAGATCGTTTGTTGATACTTTATATCCTGCTTCATTGCGCCCTTCTTCGTCTGAAAAATCGATATCGGAAATTTTTCTACCACTGTGTTTATCTACCCAATAACTTCCGTCATCGCTGTGCTTACCTCTTTCTTTTCTAATTTTTTCCATTACTGCCAAATAATTTCCTCCATCTAAATAGGTGGACGCCATCAAAGGTATAAAAGTGGGTAATAATTTAGTATTTGTTTCATTACAATATAGCCAATATGGACTTTCCGTTTCTTGTGCCTCGCGTGTAAATAGGAGTTTGAATTTCAAAATGTGATTTTGTTTTTTTACGAAATCTGGTTGTCCTAATATTATTTCAAGTATTTCAGAAAATGGACTTTTAACAACACTACTTCCATCTGATAGTTTTTCAAGTCCTATATTATATCGAATAGTATTATATTTATAATTGTTGATTTTATTGATTTTTCTGATCTGGACAACTTGATTTTTGTAATAGGCGAAATTTGATAGTAATACATTTGATAAGTCCTCTATAGATAATTCATGACTTAAATCGAATTCCTTTAATAAGTTTTCCAACGATTTACGTTTCATTACAGATTCGGTTACATCGAGGTTCATGCATTTATCACTAAGAGTGAAACACTTGGGTTTAATATTGCAAAACATATTATCAGTAATATCTGCTCCTTCAAATCCTTCACTTAATATCCATTTATTCAATACACGTTTGTAGTATTTATTTTTTTTGCCTTCCTCTTCTAATATTGCATAATCGTTGTCAATAACGGTGCGTTGTTTGCGAACCATAGCCTCAGCTTCTGTTTGTGCGGATTCTTCATTTAATCCAATACTTTTTTGAAGTTTCTCGGTTAAAAACAAGGTAAATTCTTCGGGTGTTTTGGTATCTTGCTCATCTTTATATTCCTCTATAATATCATACCGTGTTTGGTCATATTGTTTATCATAATAGATAGTTTTTTCATTATCTTCTAACAATTCATCTAATTCGATGTATTTTTTTGCGATTGTTAGTGTGGCGCATGAATTGTCAGTGGCTTTTTCTTTTTCTATATATTCTTCGTATTGTTCGTTGCCTTTTTTTAGTTCATCTTGAATATTTACTGTTTCTAACAAATGAAGGTTGGCTAAAACGATTGCAGAACATAATAGTTTTCCTTTATCTAATGCGTAAATACTTCTTATTAACTCGGTTGCTGTTTTTGTTTTAATATCAGTAATTCCTGGAAAATAGTTTTGAAATATTACTTCGTCTAACAAATCTTCCTTCGTCTTAGGATGTTTACTATCTGTTAATAATTGGATAACAGAATTAAATGGGATCGAACTACTTGTAATATGTTTTGTAGTATTTTGTATAATACCCTGAAATATCTTCTGCTTTTCTTTATAATTTTTTTTATAATCAAGTATTTTGATTTTTAAAAATGTATTCATTTCTTCATACATTTTATAGGTAATGTCATCGGTATAAATCATAAATGGTTCTAATTCGGAAACGAGTGAAATTAAACTGAGGTTACCTGTATTATATTGGTTTGTATATTCGAACAATTTTTTGGTGCGCGGAATAATTACGTTTAAAAACTTATCATAGATATTATGTTCTTCTACACTATCACTTACAGTAATATGTAAATTGGTTTTTAAAAAGTTAGGTATAGTGTTGTAGTCGAATGCCGTTTCTAATTCGTCAATGGTAATTTTTTGCGTGAGGCCTATATTTGTTTTACTATAATACCCACATTCATTTAATCCTGCTCTGGACAAAATGGAGGTTCCCGGCAAATATTGCTTAGAATTTTCGATAACTGGTTTTGACATGATCATTATACTACGAGGCTGAATGCGCTCTGTATTAAGGATACGTTGATTGGTTATTTTTGGATTCATGTTTTGTTTCTGTGTCGCGAACGTATCTTCGTAGTCATCTATTTCGACGTGCTGTGTTAGAATATCAACGTCATTATGTATATTTAATGTGGTCATTGCCAATGGATTATTAGTCATTTCGTATGGTGTTAAAAATGTGTCAATAGACCTCAAAAAATATTTATATTTATTATTATCAGAGGGTGTGTTGTTTTTTTTATAGTTTTCGAATATTTCAATAAGATTATGTAAATCTTGTGAGTTGTCATGTGGATTAAAAAACAGATTATGAAGTTCGGCAACAGGTAAAATGGGTATATGATTTTTTTCAAAGTTTTGTAAATGATGAATTAGAGGACGATGTCCAGCGCCCTTTTTTTTCGGTATTAATGCGTTTCCATAATCGTCAAATTCTGAAAATTGGTCACGTAACTGAATAAATCGTTGTATCATTAGATTTAGACTGGTCATTACTTGTGTATTGCGCTGTGGGGTTGGAATATGTGCGAGTAAATCATCTAATAAGCTTGCGGTTTGTGTATCGATACTGAAACGCTGTTTACTTTTGTCCACTTCCCTCAGTATAGACACTTCACCTATTGCTTTACCATTAAAAATGGGTCCAGGTGATTCATTAAGTACTTTATCCACTTCGTCTGTAAAATCAGGTGTTGGGGTTGTTCCATAAAAATCATATTGTTCGTCTTCATCTTCCTGTTCTTCTGGTGTTTTTTCTACGTCTTCGGACAAAACCTCTGTTTCATCAACGAGAGGGTCAATTGGTTTTGTAATAGAAGGTGGAGGGCGTATTTTTATTTCTTCGATAAAAAGTTCTTCGGGTATTCCTTTGTATGCGAAATCGATATAAATGTGGTCGTTACTTGGATATAATTTTATTTCGATCATATCTTCTTCTAAATTAGATATTTGTCCAGTGATAATAGATGGGAATTCTCCACCAAAGTGAACATCAATCCATACGTCAGGTAGTAAATTATTTTGTTTTGCGAACCCGTCGCTCGCACCACGCTTTAGTAAGATGAATGTTTGTATAGATTCATCTTGTAATGATTTGTCGCTATTTAACAATAAGGTAAAAGTTTCATTTGTTTCTGTATTGATAATTTTAAGTTTAATGTTATCGATATAATCAATTAAAAACCGTTTATCATTATATAATTCGTTTGATGGCGAATCAATCTTAATAACATCGTATACTTGTAAAAAAATAGAATCACTTGAAACTGACATATCTTATATTTACAGTAGAAATTAATATGATTAACGTATTAAATCGATTTAAGAATAAATCGTTATTTAATGTTAATATCATGATGTCTCCTGTCGTATTTGATAAAAGTTATATTATATCCAGTGACGTAAATGATAAGCCTAATATTCATAAAAAGGGATACAGAAGTAAGAAAGGCGGTAATTACCAAATTTTGAGATATGATAAAGAGATGCTTGCCTATGATAATTATATTAAAATGGGAGTATACCGTTCTCTAATTGTAAATCTAAATAGTAAGAAAATGGTAGCATTTTCACCGAACAAGTCGATATCCATTACTGAATTGAAATCGGAAGGAATGGATAATATGCGCGCTGAAGAGTTCGTAGAGGGAACAATGGTCAATCTATTTTATGATACAGAACTTGAAACATGGGATATCGCTACTCGTAGTACTGTGGGTGGAAATGTGAAATTTTACCGCGATTCTGCAAAAACATTTTCTGAATTGTTTGAGGAGGCGCGTGTCGAGTGCGGACTGAATATTGAAGATAATTTGGATAAGAAGTATTGTTATAGCTTTGTTCTTCAGCATCCTGAAAATCGAATTGTAACACCATTTGATAAAGCGTCACTGTATTTGGTCGGAGTATTTATGTGTGTGGATGGAGAAAAAGACGACATTGAGGTTTCGGGATACGATTTTACCGATACAAATAATAATACGAATTTACCAGAGGAATTACAGAGAGTCAGAGAATATTTTATTAGTAGTACAGGTGTGAAATTTCCAGAAATTTATAATGAGACAGCACATTCGAAGGAAAATTATATTGAACAGTATGCGTCTTGTAATACAGATTATAAGACAGTGGGCGTAGTGTTTAAAAGTATCACAAATCCATTTATTCGCTATAAATGTCGTAATCCAAATTACGAGGAGGTGCGACGTATGCGTGGAAATCAATCGAAAGGGCAATATACTTATTTGGAGCTCCGCAAATCAGGAAAAATGAGCACTTACTTGAAACTCTATCCAGAGGATAGTAAGAAGTTTGGAACATACAGAGACCAAATTCATAAATTTACCTATGCCCTGTACAATAATTATGTGCGATGCTATATTAAAAAGGAGAAACCACTAAGAGAGTGGCCACAGCAATATCGCATTCATATGTATAATATTCATCAGAAGTATATCAATGAGTTGGTGACAGAAAAACGTTCAATTCGTCTTGCGAGTGTTATTGAGTATTTTAATGATTTACATCCGTCAAAACAGATGGCACTATTGAATTTCAATCTGCGTTCAAATGAAAAAGATACTGTTCTAACAAACGTTGCAACCATTATTAAGATTGATGAAAATAATTGCGAACTATAATTGAAAAAATACTATAAAATTGAAAAATGAATGAATTCAATTTTATAAAAAAAATAATTGCGTGTCGCTACTACTTTTTAGATGTTAAAAGGTGTAAATAAAAAAATACATAAATACAATATGAATACTTATTTACTGCTTATTGTTCTTGTGTTTTTTGAATTCTTTGCGATCGTCTAATTATAGAGGGATTTTCTATTATTTCTTGTTGTCGTTTTTCTTTTAGTTCTTTACGATACTCTAACCTTTTTTCGCGAAGATATTTTTTTTCGAGTTCTCGTTGAATAAACTCTTCCTCCCTCATTTTTTCTCGTTCAGTTTCTATAATTTTGCTTTTTACATTTTCTTCTTGAATTTTTTTACGATAACTATTTTCAATTAATGTGCGTCTTTGTTCCCACAATTCCAACATAAATGGATAGTATCGTTGTCTAACTTGATAACTATTGTGTGTGCATAGTTCTTTTCGCATTTCGTTCCAGAGACGACGCTCTTCGCGTGTATTTACTTGTAATTGCTTAAACATTGTCTCAATCAGTTATTATTTTCTTATTTATAAAATTAAAAAAGTTATTTCAATTTTATAAAATAAATTTTTTATATAGATGTTATACATTTAACGTCTGGATCTACGGCTACGTCTGGATCTACGGCTACGTCTGGAACCACCCATGCTCATAGGATTACGAGAACCACCACGACGAGTGCGTCTGGAACCAGCTTTGCGATTACGTGTTCTGCGACCACCTACTTTAGCTCCACATGATCCACCACGTCTTGATTTACGACTACGTCTTCTGCGACCACCCTTCCATTTAACGTTAGTTTGACCACTGCGGAGTGCATTCATAGCAGCACATATATTCATCGCCTGTTCCTTTACCTTGGAATTAACTCCTGACCAGTCAGAAATAGACCAAGCACCTACACCTGCAAGTCCTGTTTTAATCATACCACCTAATTCGGATATGTTAGAGTTATTCACTGTGGCAGACATTTGTTGAATAGCTCCTGCTAATCCACGTGTAAAAGTACCAGAGACTGCTGAGTTCAAGCCTGACATAGCGTCCGAAGCTACACAACTTAAAATGAAATGTCCTCCATACATAGAAGCAGATAGAAGAGCTAATATTAGAACACCATCAAATACAGTGCACTCGCCATCACCGCCGCGCATACCACCATATCTTTTACCACTTCTGGTAATTTTTTGAAATTCTCGGGCGAATTCAACCGGTTCTAAACCTTCTTTTTTTAATTCTTCGTTCATTTTGTTTTCAATTTCTTGAATCGATGGACAGCGATCAGTCATTATTTATAATATATACGAGTAAAAAAAAATAGTTTATATACAAAGTTAAAATTGACGCAGTACTTTATTATATAATTCAATTGATAAATCGATAACATAAATGAAATTATTAATCACCGTAGTTTTTTGGATAGGTTCATTATAAGCTAAACGAATTGTGCTAAAATCATCATGTGGGTGATTTTTCCTAAATCCGCAAAACCCTACGGTTTTTTTATTTACAAAATATTGATCGTACAGCATAAACTCCAGGAGTTTACCGATTGTGTAGTCGTGATTTTGTAACCGAATGTCGTAACAATTTTCTAATGTAGACGTGCTTTCTTCAATTTTAATAGCACCAGACTCAAAAACTGTCCTGAGTTCCTGAAGCTGTGTAATAATAACATTACACGATGCCTTTACAATATCATGATTTTCAAATACACCAACTGTTTCAATTGTAAAATCATAACTATCCTTAACGTAATGTCTCTGTGAATCCAGAATATTCCAGTTTTTTTCAGCAATTGCCAATTCCTCTTTATTGAGACCTTTTTTCTTCGATTCCTTCAAATATTTTCCCAACTCTACAGTTCCTTTTTCATTGTCGACTGTATTACCATACGCACATGTGGATACTACATTAAACATGCCGTTATTTTTGGCAGATGATATAGATAAAGTGCATTCAAAATGTAGCGCCTCGCCTTTAATTTCTGCTGACATTTGTGGACGCAGCTTTACGATATCGATATATCTTTTGGTGATTGGATCTGGAGGAAAGATCTTCGTGCTTTCGGCTTCGGATATGAACTTGCTGTTTTTAATATCGTATACTTTGAAATCTTCTGTTGTGATGTATTGTATGGCATCTGAATCATTTACTTTTTCCACAATTATTTTATAATTTTCAAGAGGCAGTGATAAATCGGTAATATGAATAGGAACACAACTCAATCGCTGTTTAATAATTTCGTTATTTAGTTTAGTTGAATTTTTGTGAATAATACAATTATTTTTTTCGTGTGGAAATGTTTCAAAAACAACAGACGGAATATCTGCAACAATTGTTCTTCGCACAGCATTTGCTATACTTATATCTACACCACTTAGGGTAAATTCCATTTCAGCACCCCGTTTATTAATTGTCACGACAGGTTCAGTCATTATTACTATTGTTATATATTTTATATTTAGGTTAAACTTATATCAATTTTATTTTATATTTAGTTAAAAAGAATTTTGTTTATTATTTTAAGTAAATATAGATGTCAAATATTTTATACTACAGTAATTATTGTACTAATTGTAAAAATGTGTTAACTACCTTGTCTAAAAGTGAAATAAAGGAGGAACTGTTTTATTTATGTATCGACAAGAGAAAAAAAGGGCACGATGGTGCCACTTATTTAGTATTGGAAAATGGACAAGAGCTTCGCTTGCCTCCGACTATTACAAAGGTTCCGGCATTATTGTTGATTAATAATGGACATCGTGTATTATTTGGCGACGAAATCTACAATCATTTTAGACACAAAGAAACTCAATCAAAAAATATAGCTACAATGAATAACGGCGAACCGATGGCATTTTCTTTAGGTAGCTTGAGCATGAGTGGTGTAAATTCCGATAATTATAGTTTTTGGGACATGTCGAGCGATGATCTATCAGCGAAAGGTAATGGTGGTCTAAAGCAAATGTATAATTATGCGATTCCTGATAATGATACGTCTATAGAAACCCCGCCAGATAATTATGTACCTGATAAAATTGGTGGGAATGTGTCACTGGATTCTCTTACACAATCGCGAGAGCAAGAATTATCAAACAAGTAAAGCGGACTTAATAGTTTTTTTCGTTAAAATATTTAAAAAGAAAAAGAGTTATTCATTTATAGATAAATATGGCAGACAAGAGTTTGGTATTGAAAGGATTTAATGAACATTTTATGGAGTTTATTACTGATATAAGTAACGTATTCCCAGATGACTCTGAAATACTTGCAAGTAAAAATGCGCTGTCTATGTTAAGAAAAGCGAACCCTCGTATGATTATTGATGTATGGCATCGTCACATCACGATTAAATACGAGGATGAAATAAATAATTCGAATATAGACTTCTTTGTGAATAAGGATTATAGTAGTGATGTTAAAAGTATGAATAATACTGATAAAATTATTAGTAAGATTAATATGTTGAAGAAACCTATTTCGGAAATGAGTGAGACGGACCAAGCAAAGACATTAAAGTATATTCAAAACCTATCGAAACTAACCAAATTATATTTTATAAACTAAGATTGATTTAAATAGGAATTATTATAGATTTGTATAATGGAAAATTATAGCGAGGAGTCTGAAAAAAATACGGATGTTCCAACTGAATTTAAGAAGATTACAAAGGATTTTGTCAGAGATATATTAACCACGTTTCCTGAATATATTCCAAAATTGTGCGATGACCTAAAAGATATTGGAATGAAGGAGCACTGTGATGAATCTGTGAGTAGAGTATATGAATATTGTAAAACTGTATTTCCAGAACGATTTTTTGATATTTTGTATCAAAATGAGGATATTTTTACTGATTTGAAGATAGATACAGCATTTTTACCAGATATAGATTTCAAATATTTTTGGTCATGTGATATTTCAGATAAGACCAAAGAAACGATTTGGAAATATCTGCAACTCATGTTGTTTACGATGGTAGGTTCATTCAATAATACCGACAGTTTTGGAGATACAGCGAAGATGTTTGAATCAGTTGACCAAGAAGATTTTAAATCCAAATTAGAAGAAACAATCGGGCAAATGCACAATGTGTTTAATTCAAGTGAAACAGGAGAAGGCGATAAAACGAAAAGTGGGATAAATATGGAGAATATTCCTAACTCCGATGAATTGCATAGTCATATTACAGGAATGTTAGGAGGTAAACTTGGCAATTTGGCGCGCGAAATAGCAGAAGAGACAGCGGGTGATTTGGATTTAGATTTGGGGGATGACGCAAATATGGACGACGTGTTCAAGAAAATGATGGGTGATCCTTCCAAGCTAATGGGATTAGTCAAAAATGTAGGAAGTAAATTAGATAGTAGAATTAAAAGTGGAGAACTGAAAGAGAATGAACTTCTACAGGAAGCTGGAGAAATGATGAAAAAAATGAAGGATATGCCTGGTATGGAGAATATTCAGTCTATGTTGAAGCAAATGGGTATGAATATGCCTGGAGGTATGGGTGGACGAGGTCGAGCAAGAGGTGGTCAACAACCGGATCTTGCGTCATTTAATAATATGATGGAAGAGCAAACAAAGCAAGCACAAATGCGTGAACGTATGAATAAAAAAGCGACAGAAAAACAACGATTAGACGCATTGCAAAAGGCGAAAGAAGCTGCTATGCCGAAAAGAACAGAAGAAGATGCTGCTAAGGCGATGAAAGAGTTGCTTGAAATGGATGAAGTAGATAATTCCAAACGAAATACCGATTCATCGTCTAAGAAGAAGAAGAAGAAAAAGAAGAAGGTTTAAAATAATAATTATGATATTTATACTTATAAATTTAATGCATATAAGTATAAATGACGAACGATAATTCTGATATAAAATAAATTATATCTTATCAATCATTTCATCGAATGTATACATTTCTTTATCTAATTCTACACAACTACTATCTATAACATCTACTATTTCGATAGTAATGTAATCTGGAACGCACGTAAGGTCCAAATACTGAACTACATCACTCAAAATGTGTAATTTTAATTTGAAATCCATATTATCTACTATACATTTTCCTGTCCATCTTTCTAATGGTAATATTTCATTTAAAGAACTTACACGTCCGCGTACTCCTTGATATTTTCCTTCACGTTTTCCGGGTTTTCCTGATGGGCATTTCATACGCCATTCGCAAGATAAGGCGTTTATATGATTTGGGAACCCTGATAACATGGTACATATTTCCCATGCACCTCCTTTACCGTGAGTGGCTCGTGCGCCGCCTTTTATTTCTTCATTATGTTGCCTTAATCTTCGCATAGGATTGTTTGTGGATCCATTATATGTATTATTCTTGAATTGGGGTAATTTATTTCTTAAAATGTAACAATACCACATTATACTTATCTATTTGTTTTTTTATTCTGTTATTGAACTAATCTCAGAATATTTTTAGAATAGTCAAGTTTCATTATTTTAAAAATAATATGATTAATTATAAAAATAGAATATATATAATGACTGTAGAATTTTGGACAGAAAACCCATATGTATTACTTGATAAAACATATATAACTGATATTTGGCCCTCAGAAAATATGGATTATACACAAAAAATGAATGCAATATCCAGATTGATTATGATATTATCAGGTTTAGGATTTATCACTTTGCGATCATTTCCTATTTTGATTACTGGTATTGTTACTTTAGGTGTAATTGTTCATATGTTCAATAATAACACAACCAGTAGTGAATCTATTAAATCATTCGCGAAGGAAGGATTTACAAATAAAAAGAACTTTGATATAATGAAGCATAATTTTGAAAAGACTCAGGTGAAAAACCCTTTAAGTAATGTATTATTGCCAGAAATTCAAGATAATCCTACCAGGAAATCAGCGCCTCCTGCATTTAATCCAAAGGTTGAACACGATATAAATGAAAATACCAAAGACATGGTTGCTCAGATAAATGAATCAAATGAAGGCATTGATAAACGTCTTTTTAAAGATTTAGGGGATAATTTTGGATTTGAACAATCAATGCGAAATTTCCATAGCATGCCAAATTCACGAGTCCCAAATGACCAAAAAGCATTTGCGGAATTTTTATATGGAGATATGACTTCATGTAAAGATGGTGATAGTTTAGCATGTGATAGAAACAACTATAATAAATATCCTGGAAATTAAATTTAACGGTTTAGTAATTATAATATATTATTATAGTAATAATAATGGCTTCAGTTAGTGATTATACTTTTAATAATATGTCGCGAATTGGTAATGACAATTGTGACTTAAGTCAAAGAAACCAACAAAGCACAAAAAACGCAAATTACATGCTTACAAATTTTGGTGCTTCCGATTGCTTAATGAAAAACAGCATGGACATGGCACTATCGCAACCAAATATTAACTATAGTGGACCAAAGCAAATGGCTCTTGATGGATGTAATGTAGACACTAATTCCAATCTATTGATTGGATCAGTTCAAACAAATCCTCGTTGTCGCATTGATTTACAAGAGAGACCATACAAAACGGTTCCTTTCTTGGGACGTGGTGCTGGCAACCCCGTATTAGAGTCACAATTAGTACAAGGAGAGCAACATTCCAGTAGAAAGAGTATTGATCCTTCTTCTGAGAAATCTTATATTCCTTTATCTCAACCAGAATTAATTCCTTCACTTGCGTCTACTGTCAATAATCCTGCGAATTTGGTAGAGGGTGTTGCTGCTGAGGGTTGGATTCGTGGTGGATTACCTTCTCGTGAATTAACCAAAGATTATGACTATTTCACAGGAAAGAACAAATAAGTGATTATATCAAAAAATGAATATAAAATATAAGGCATATTATATTTTATATGGTGAACTATAATACTGATTGTATAGTATCTTATGATGATGATGATGATGATTATAGAGTATCACTATTAAACGCATATAATATAATTATGAATGACAATAATTTAGACGAAGTATTTTTAACATTGTGTGTAAGGCAGCGGGATCTATATGAACATGTTAAAACGGACCGAAATATTCTAACTATGTTCAGTGATATTATGAAATCAGATAAGAAGCCGAATTGGATATCGGATGATAACGAATTTAATTTTACCTACTTACATAGTTATGATTTTTTCGGTGATTTTCATAAGATACTATGTAGTGTATTGAAACGAGATGATGCTTCTACACTGAAAACGTGTGATTTATTGAAAAATAAAATAATAAACAATATATAAAATGGCATCTACCAGAAATAACAATACATCTACAGACTATAAATTGGAACAACGTAATTTTGAATTAGCACAAGCATATACTCATAGTCAGTACTATGGCAAATCGAATATGCCAGCCACACCTAATTGTGGTTTAGCGCCACCCAAATTTTCTATTCATGAACAGTCGCATAATGGTATTGATATTGAATCAGAATTACGTGGTATCGATTCTACCAATTTAGTAAAACCTAAAGCACCAGTGATAGTAAACATGAAGCAAATACCTGAGGTTGTATTTTACGATCGTGGTGCTATGATATTACCTGATCAATTAGTTGTTGAAAAGAAACAACGACCCTATTTTATGTCTTAAGAAAATTATTATATAAGATATATATAAAATAATGTCGTTAACCAGTATAAAAAGTAGTCAGCTTAGAATTGAAAAAGATTTACAAATTTCAACCTTCACTGGTCGATACCATTTAAATGTGCCTGGTCCTGGTGATAATGTGAATTATGAATCTGATCCCCATATCCGTTTACAGAAATGGGGAGCTAATTACCATACAAATACTGTAAATTTAGAGAGTGATTTGAAAGGAATGACAAGAAGTTTGAACCGTGATTGTGCGAAAACCGATAATTATTTAGAAAATCGTGTGAAATCTGTTCAAGTGCCTTCTGGTGTAAGCAATCCTTACACAGAACAGTCGAGAGCCATTATGCCGGCATGGACAGCTCGTGATTTAGAACAACCTCATTGGAGTATATTGCCTTTAAATCCACAAGAACATACATGTATTCCTTTTCATAATAATTTAAGCACCCGTATCTTAGAGAAAGATTACTATAGTCCTAATGTTCCATGTGTTAAAAACAATACAAATGAAGCATTACCGGTTCATAATTTTATGAATGGAAATAGTACTGTTTGTAAAACGCGAAGTTGTGATACATTATAAATAAATCCATAATTGTATTGCCATTATATATTTATTGTTAAGAAAGTCAAAATAATTATATTGTTTTATTATAAAATGGAAGCTGGTCTTGTTGCACTAATCGGTCTAGGAGGATTATATACAATATCAAATCAAAATAATAAGGAGGCATTTAAGACAAACAATAAAAATAGTAACAATAGTAATACACCTACTAATAATTATCCTATTGAATCAACAGAGGATTTGGCAACAAATGTTAATCAATATGTAAATCCAAATCAAGCATCTGATAAATATTTTAACCAAGATGTTTATAAAACTGACGCAAGACAACAACATACAGATGTTGGAAGCAATCTACCAACTGAACAATATTCATTAACTGGACAACCATTAAATGTAACTGATTTCAAACATAGCAATATGAAACCTTTCTTTGGTTCAAAGGCGCGTGGATTTGGTGCTTTGGGCGAGAATTTTCACTTGACTACAGAGTCTAATTTAGATGCTAAGACAGGTGCTGGGTCACAGCACATGAAGAAAAAAGAACGAGGTGCTCTTTTTAAACCTGAAGACAATGTTCAATGGGCGCATGGAGCTCCCAATATGACAGATTTTTACAGAACACGTGTTAATCCCAGTACAAAGATGGCGAATGTAAAGCCATGGGAGTCGGAACAAGTGGGTCCTGGACTAAATCAAGGGTATGGATCAAAGGGTACTGCAGGGTTCAATTCTGGTATGGAAGCCCGCGATCAATGGCAACCAAAAACAGTAGATGACTTACGTGTTGTCACTAACCCAAAAGTTTCATATGGACTTCAAAATCACGAAGGTCCTGCTGGTCCTGCTTTGTCCAGTATGGCAGAACGTGGGCAGATTGGTAATGTAGAAAAACATGCTCCAGATACATATTTTTCAAATGGTCCTGAAAGATACATGACTACAACCGGTTTAGAGAAAGGTCCTACATCGCGTGCTGTAGAAGTAATGCCATTTGAGAATCGGTCGGAAACCAGTATGGAGTATCAAGGTATTGCGGCCGGTAACTACAAGAAGGCAAAAATAAACGAGAATTATGCTGAACCCGCGAGGGATCATGTGTATGGATCTGTTTTAGGAGGTCCATCAAGAGGTGGTAGTAATGCTGCGACGGATGCTGATTATGGTAAGCATAGTTTTATATCTAAGCCAAATAATCGTAATACGACCCAACCTTCTACTCAAATGGGTGGTGTTCAAGCGGCCTTAGGTGCTGTCATTGCGCCTTTACTTGATGTATTGCGACCTTCTCGTAAAGAGAATTCTGTAGGTAATAACAGATTAAGTGGTAATATTCAGAAATATGGTGCAGGCGGTGAATATGTTATTAATCCTGCTGATAAACCTAAGACAACAATTAAGGAAATGACCGCAGACGCAAAATTTCATATGAATGTTCAAGGACAAACATCTGATGGTTACATGCTGGATAAACCTGTAGCGGAATTAACCCAGCGTTCTACTACTTCATATAATGATTATGGTAATCCCATGTCTACTGGACAAGGACATCGTATGAATGACCCTGAACGCAATCAAAGAAACAATAATAATAAACAGTCTGTTTCTTATACACCATCCGGTAATACAAATACATTTAATAATCAGATGAATATGAATGTGGCTACTGGTCGTGGAACAAATAATAATCATCTTACTTCTCCGAACATGCCTTCAAGTATTCCCAATTCCACCAGTTTTGGTAAAATAAGTGGACCTCAGCAATATGACCAAAATGTTTCATGTGAGCGTATTCAACCAGATATTTTGTCTGCTTTCAAAAACAATCCATATACACATAGTCTAAGTAGTACGCGATAAATGATATAATAAAATCGTGTTTATTTTGAATTCATCGTTCAAAATAAACATACGTTATAAATAGATATTAAAAATAAGTATTCGTATATAAGTAATGAGTAATACGGTTCTTAATATTCATACACATATAAATGATAAATTGGATTATTTTATAAGTGTAAATAAAATACCCAACATTATTTTTCATGGTCCAACTGGTTCTGGTAAAAGAACGTTAGTGGACTCATTTATAAAGAAGATTTATAATAGTGACAGGAAAATAATAAAGAATTACGTAATGAATATAGATTGTGGACATGGAAAAGGAATAAAATTTATTCGCGAAGATCTGAAGTTTTTTTCAAAAACCAATATTCACAGCATCAGTAATGAACAAACGTTCAAGAGTATTGTTCTACTAAACGCCGATAAATTAACGATTGATGCTCAATCAGCGCTTAGGAGATGTATTGAGTTATTTAGTCATTCTACGCGTTTTTTTATTGTAGTAGAGGAAAAATCAAAATTATTGCGACCTATATTATCAAGATTTTGCGATATATTTGTCCCCTTGCCTATAATTAAGAATGAATCTATTAATTTGCATGTGCATAAACTTGATGAAACATATGGTAGACCGGCTTCTGTAAAAATTATAACTGAATATGTAAAAAAACAGATGAAGGGATTACATAAGATAACGGATAATTTAGAACTAATAAAGATGGCAAATAAATTTTACGATAAAGGTGTATCAAGCATTGATATATTAAAATATATAGAAACATGTAAAAATATAGACCCCCTACAAAAATTTACACTGTTAACCTTTTTTGAAAAGACCAAAAAGGAGTTTAGAAATGAAAAGTTGTTTATGTTCTCTATCTTTAATTTTATGTTAATACGTAATAATGACGATTTAGAAAATATTTCATTTATGTAAAATGGATGACTTTAATGTAGCCAGTTTACAAGAATCAAAAAACGAGTGGGTAACTCGTTTGATTAACATAATATCTCCTTTCATTCAAGAAGGGTTCAAGTCTATTTACACAGAAGCATATAAGATGTGCGTAGAAGCGGACGAAGAGGATAAATACTTGATGACATTTCAGAATTTTATTAGTAGAATTCCTAAGTGGAATGATGAGATGATTCAGAGTGAAGTAAATCGTATTACTGAAAAAAGTTCATGTGGGTATATCGAAGATTTAATTACATGTGTTCATATTATTCAATTGAAAGCTCTTACTTGTGTTCGTGTAGGAAAAAAACAAAAGAAAATCGATTTAAATATTCCAAAAATGAAGGATTTTATACACAAAACATATATTCACGTAGCGCGTAAATTATATACAAATATTTATTTGTTTGAAAAAGATATTCCTCCTCTTCAGATTCAAAAGAATAACCGTGAGCTTGAAATTATTGTCAAGGAATGTATTGTGAATGCTGTGCGTGAAACAATACCAGTAGAACACATTTTGCGTTCTTACTTGGAAGAGAGCGTAGAAGAGGAAGTAGAGGCGAATGAGACATTAATTGAAAGCAAGGAGGAGATATCTGAAAGCAACGTTAATAATGATTCAAGTTTGCATAGTGAAATTACTGAAATTATTGATAATGCGAAGAAAGAGGATGAAATAGTTTTGAAAACGGATGACAATGTAAAAATAGATGAAACAGATTCAGGTGTTTCGTTAGAAATAAATGACATAGAATCTGAATCAAAAGATAATGTAGTTTTGGAAAAAGGACTTCAATTTTCTGATATTGATAAAATGATCGATGTCAATAAGAATGAGGAAGATGTGAATGCTCCAAAAAGTGTAGAGCGTCTTGAAATGATTAGTAATGAAAGAAACGAGGCAAGAAAAATGGAAGAACTTCTGGATGATGAAGATGAAAAGATAAAAATTTCAATGGACTCTGTCGATCTAAACTTCGAAGATTTAGGAAGCCCTACCAGTTCAAATAATCAAGATGATTTAGTGGTATTAGATGGGGTTGAAATTTTAAGTTAAATGCGTAGAACCATAGTAATGATTATATTACTACAAATTAAATGAGTGATATTTTAACATTATCATTAGCAAGCGCTACTGTATATTTAATCATTCGTTTCATTGAGATGAAATACATAGATAAAGACGATAAACCTATTAAATTACTTATGAAGGATTCGATGTTTGTATTTTTAGGAGTGTACTTGGCTAATTTTATAGTCGAACAAATGGGAGATATGTCACAAGGAAGCACTATTAGTGGAGGAGCAGTAAAAACACCTGCGTTTACAGGAGATCCTGCGTTTTAAATAATATCATTCTAACTGTAGAATAAATAATAAAATTGATTTAATAACCAATTTTATTTTTACTATAAATTATAAATGAAATATAAAGAATTATATAAGATATTACCAGTAGAACTGATAAAATATATTGGTGAATTTGATAATACTTCGAAAGAAAGGATGAATAATATAATACAAGAATTAAATGAATATAATCATAAGGTAGAAGAATACTGGGCAGAACAAGAAAAAGAATGTCGCATGAGCGACTGGTAGTTATCATGTCGTCGCAGATGGGATCCTCAATTTGCTAATAGATCTGACCGCGTTTGCTATCTAATAAGTGGAGGTTTGATTTATGGTATCAAAATAATACTAATAAATGAATGATAATATTAGTATTATTGAATTTCTCAACTGTAATTGGGTAAATTGTCTATATACAACACTTTTTTCTGTGCGCTGCTATTGAGTTTCTTTTTTGTTACCTGGAATTCTATGAATACATCATGTTCCAATTGTTGCTCAGGAGTATGTTTATGAACGTTTCTGGCAATCATTTTGTATAACTTAAACTCGGGATAACGTTCTTCGCCGCTCTTTTTATATAATATATTTTTATTGTTATCGTCATAACACCAATCTACTATAATTCGTTCGATCGGAGATAACTTGCCACGTTTCATACTAACAATATCATCTACAAAGAAATCAAATAGTGAGCATCCTAACCTACATAAATCAAAACTCATATTAGTTTCTAATCGTGGCTTGGAGTCATTAAAGAAAGGTTCACAATTATATTGTCCATCTGCGTCGCCATTCTTTCCAAAGCAATCACTACAGATGATATGATTATTGTATTTGTATATTGCTCGCCCGAAATCAATGATTTTCCATATTTTACCGAACGTGGGTATTTTGTAAAATTTCCCGGCGAAATTATAATACATGAATTGTCTCTCTGTTTCAACATACATAATATTATTAGTATGGAGGTCATTGTGTGTAAAATTAAACGTTTTCTGATAAATTAAAAGAGTGAAAATTACTTGCATCAATAGAGCAGACCACTCCTTATCGGATACTTCCTCATCCATCATATATGAATCCAATGTATCTGTGCATTTTTCAAGAGCAATAATATTAACTGGGAAATCTGGTATATACGCATAAATATTTTCATCTTCTTCTGACCCTTCCGACTCATATGAAGACATATCATTGAGGGATTCTATATCACTGCCTGCTATACTGTCATTATCGTTATTATCCGTGACAGATGTTCTTGAGGAACATGATGACGAATGCGATGAAGATGTTTTACAGCTTCCTCTACTATTCGACAATCTATTCAAATTTATTACAGAGAGAGCATTTTCCGTTAGGTTGTCATCCAATATAACGGTTTCATCAATATTACTATCATTCTCAGATTCGATCGAAGGAGTAAACATATTATCGTATATATCATCATTAAACGCTTCAACAGATTTCAATGATATATTATTGTTATTAATATTAATTTTCTTCTTATTATTTCTACTGTCGTTATTATCAGCTTCATCATAAAATGCTTCATCTAACGTGAATAATACATCTTTGTTGTCATGAAAAAAGTCGGATTCGCATAGATATTCAATATCATCAAATACATTATAGCGAAAATCTTTCTGATTAGCAATAAAAGAACCATAATAGTCGTTAGCATTTAAAACATCGTGGTTATGTAATAATTTACTGGAGAGAAACGAAAAGAATCCATCAGTGTATGCCGAGTTATTAGAGGCGTTTTTTTTCTCAGCTAAAATATTACTGCTTTCATTTAATGAAGGTAGACTAAATAGGTCATCATTTTCTATATTATATTTACCTATTAGGTACTTTGTGGGATCTATAATAGGCGAAAATTTGATAAACATTTCTTTATTTGAAATTGTCGATGTATCAGATGCTTGTAGTTCGCATGAGAAACAATTGTGATTTTCGCGTTTTTTTATGTGCTGTAGTTTAAATCGTTCATTTAATTGAATATTGTTATAGTTGGATTCGTTTAGTTTAAAAAATAAATTATATATTGGGTTGTAATTTTGAATATTTGTCACATTCAAAGGTTCAGAAAAATCAGCACAGCTATTATCCTTAATATAGTTCATTTCGAACATTAATTCTTTTAACCTTAGATTATATAAATTCTCTAATGTTTTAACTTATTATCTCGTTTTTTATGGATAGTTTTTTTGTTAAATAAAAGTAATGACATTAGAATTAAGAAAATTTGATATGAAAAATATTCAATTTCATGCGGATGATAAAAATGGCAGTACTGGCCCTGTTATTGTATTGATAGGTCGTCGTGATACTGGTAAATCTTTTTTAGTTCGCGATTTATTATTCTATCATCAAGATATTCCTATAGGTACTGTAATTTCTGGGACAGAAGCCGGAAATGGATTTTATAGCAGTCATGTGCCAAAATTATTTATTCATGATGAATATAATACGGCTATTATTGAAAATATTCTCAAGAGACAGAGAACTGTAATGAAACAAATGAAAAAAGAAGTAGAAGCATATAAAAGAACCACTATCGACCCTCGAGCATTTGTTATTTTAGATGATTGTTTATATGATTCATCCTGGTCAAAGGATAAACTTATGCGACTGTTATTTATGAATGGACGTCATTGGAAGATCCTACTCATTATTACAATGCAATACCCTTTAGGTATACCACCAAATCTAAGAACAAATATCGATTATGTGTTTATTTTACGAGAACCTTACATTACAAATCGTAAGCGGATTTGGGAGAATTACGCAGGCATGTTTCCTACGTTTGAATCATTTTGTCAAGTAATGGATCAATGTACAGAAAATTACGAGTGCTTGGTGATTAACAATAATGCCAAAACGAACAAATTACACGACCAGATTTTCTGGTACAAAGCACAAAATCACAACGATTTTCGTTTAGGGTCCAAAGAATTCTGGGAACTATCCAAGAATCTTAATTCGGACGATGAAGATGAATCATACGATCCAAATACAGCGCGACGCAAAAGTGCTGGACCAAAAATTAGTGTTAAAAAATCATCGTGGTAGAAATATGTAGGCAATTGTTATAAAATTAATCATTTGATAACAACATGACGTCTGTAATCCATTCTATCGGAACTGTCCATAATTCATTTTTTTCAAGACATATACTGCTATCTTTATAGCCAGAAACGCGCATTTTTCCGCAATTGGTGTCTATATATGTACCACTGAATATTTTTAAAGATCTCTTATAGGGAATACATGTGTAAAATTTGTATGTATATCCTACATTTAAATAAGTATTGCTTATTTTTACCATTTGTCATTTATAAATTGAATTATGTTACTTCAATTTATAAATTATTTGAAATCTGGGTTCCATTCTTTGTTACCATTACAAATTGATAATATATTAATATTATCAATGTTTTTTGACGACGTGATCAATGAATGTTCAAAATCAATAATCCAAATTTTACCGTCATTATCTTCTACAAAATTATACCCAGTTAAATCGGGATATTCGATATTATGTGATACAAGAGTTTGTACTATTATAACAATTTGTTCAAATAATTCATCAGGAATATCTGTAGCATCTTCTCCGTATTCATGTGACAAATTATTATTATCTATTTTCCTCATAATCATAATCTTACTAATAGCGTCATATTCAATAATTTCGGGGACATTTACAATACCTAAATTATATACATATTGCTGCATAGAATACTCTTTGAATTCAACATTATGTTTTACGTAGTAAGAATTGGAATTTGATTGGTCCATTATACCTATGACTATACTATATTAAATCGATTCAATTTATATTAACATATTTAATCCACATCACCAATTGATGGCGACCATTCCTCCTCCTCTTCCACTGATACGTCAACTGGGTCATCTGTATCATCCGTTTCATGAATGTTAGATGCTGCCGCTTGTTTCATGATAAATGGCTGTAGAAATTGGTCCAGCTCGTTTTTCTTGTCACTGTATACAGAAGTCTCTTCGTTCATTGAATTATCCAACCACTCTTGTAATTCTGTTATTTTCTCTGAAATAGAATTGATATCATCTTCTCCTAATTTATTATTTTCGCGCGAATCATTGACTATATCTTTCGCTCCAAACAACGCTGTTTCTAACGAAGACCTACTTTCGTATTGCTCTTTAAGTTTAAGATCGTCCTCCTTAAATTGTTCTGCCTCGTCAACCATACGCTGAATATCCTCAGCACTAAGACGCCCCTTGTCATTAGTAACTTCAATCTTCTCTTTTTTACCAGAGGATTTCTCTTCGGCACTCACATGAAGAATACCGTTTGCATCAACATCATACGTAATTTCAATTTGTGGCACGCCACGAGGCATTGCCGGAATATCAGTGAGTTGGAATTCTCCCAATTTATTATTGTCTTTAGTGAATTGACGCTCGCCTTCGAATACTTGAACCGTACATCCCGGCTGATTATCTACATAGGTGCTGAAAACCTGTGATTTTTTGATAGGAATAGTGCTATTTCTACTAATGACAGGTGTCATAATTCCTCCAGCGGTTTCTACACCAAGTGACAAGGGAATCACATCAAGTAAAAGAAGTTCATTCAATTTTTCATCTTTATTGCCTGATAGAATAGCAGCTTGAACCGCAGCACCATACGCAACTGCTTCATCTGGATTAATATTTTTACACAGTTCCTTGCCATTGAAATAATCCGAAAGTAATTCTTGAATTTTAGGAATTCTGGTAGAACCGCCTACAAGAACGATTTCATGAATAGCGCTTTTACTAATTTTACTATCAGAAAGAACCTTATCTACTGGGTCAATTGTTTTTCTGAATAAATCCGCACATAAATCCTCAAATTTAGCACGACTAATAATTGTATTATAATCATTTCCATCTGCCAGTGCGTCTATTTCAATGGTGGCAACAGAAGCATTTGATAATGTTTTCTTCATAGTTTCACACGCGGTTTGTAGTCTACGCATTGCTCGTTTATTATCAGATATATCAATCTTGCTTTTACGTTTAAAATCGGTAATACAATATTCAACCAGTCTTCTGTCGAAATCTTCTCCTCCAAGATGAGTATCTCCAGCGGTAGCTTTTACTTCGAATACGCCGTCTTCAATAGAAAGAAGTGATACATCAAATGTTCCACCACCCAAATCGTATATAAGAACATTTATCTCAGTTTTTGTTTTTTTATCCAACCCGTAGGCAATAGCAGCTGCGGTAGGCTCATTAATAATACGCAATACATTTAATCCAGCAATAGCCCCAGCGTCTTTGGTTGCCTGACGTTGAGCATCATTAAAATAGGCTGGAACAGTAATTACAGCGTTTTCTACTGACGTCCCAAGATAACTTTCGGCAATTTCTTTCATTTTAACAAGAATCATAGAAGAAATTTCTTCGGGACGAAATTGTTTTAGTTCATTTTTATAGGTTACCTCAATAATAGGTTTGTTATCTGATGTATTTTTTACAGTATATGGAAAATGTTCCATATCTTTCTGAACAGTAGGATCACTAAAACTGCGACCAATAAGACGCTTCGCATCAAACACTGTATTCGTAGGATTTGATGTGCTATTTGACTTTGCTGCGTTTCCTACCAGGCGCTCATTTTCAGTAAATGATACAAATGAAGGGGTTGTTCTATTTCCTTGATCATTCGCAATAATTTCAGCGTTGTTATTTTGCCATACACTTACACAACTATATGTTGTTCCCAGATCAATTCCAATACAAATATTCGTCATTATAACATGACATGCCAGACAATCTTTAAATGTTTTATATAAAATTAATTTATATAAAACTACATGATGATAATATTTACTTCTCACTTGAAGTACCAGTAGTAATTGTAATAGAATCGGTAGTGCCTACTGTTTCGGTAGTAGATTCACTTAGTTGTTCAGCAGTTTTTAATATTACTGGTTCAGTATCGCCAATTGTGATGGAAGTCACATTATGCGCGACATCTTCACTTAGTTGTTCAGCAGTTTTTAATATTACTGGTTCAGTATTACCGATAGTAATAGAAGTTACATTATCAGTGACAGCAGCATCAAGTTGAGTAGCAGATCCGTTCAAATTATCGATAATTGTATTATTTACACGGTCGATTGAGATAGTACCACTTTTCTCTAATTCACTAAGCCCATAATCATTTTTTCCAACTACCACATTTTCATTTTCAAATAATTCTTTTCTGATATCCGCAACACTAATATCATCATTAGATCCATCAGAATTAACGCCAATTAGATTTCCTTTAGAATCAACATTTTGTGACAATTTATTTCCTGTTTGTGATGCGAGTTTTTTATTTTCTTCGATAGCCTTCGTTTTTGTATCCCGAAGACGTTTATCGAATTCCATTTTAGCCTCGTCTTCATTCGTTTGTTTTTCATGCATAAGTTGATTGAGCTCGTTTTCAAGATACTCGACACGACCAGTCTTGTAAGCTTCAGGTTCCCATGGCATCCATAGTCCAACTGGTCCAACATATACATCATGATTAGGGTCAATCTCGCGAAGCATTTTACAGCGAAGTTCTGCTTCTTTTTGGGTGGGATATACACCGCGTACCTTAATACCGCGCGTTGATGTTTGAAAGTTATATGTCTCATTAAATGAATCATCCATTCTGGACTCATTTTTATCAATAAATGTTTTATATTCGTCCTCTAAGGTGGTATCAAATAATGATGATTTTTCTGCTTTAATGAATTCTTCTAAATCGGTCATAACATTTTGTCCGTTCAGATTGTATTTATATGACAAAAACCCAGTAAATTTCTGAAATTTTTCGATAGATTTAGATAACTCCCAGCCCTTTAGGAACTCTTGAAAGATAAACAGCTGTTTGTTCTTCAAAATATTTTCAGGGGATACAAATGATATACACGCAAATTTTTGCCCAGCAATAGCTTTATCTTCTTCTAAAAGATCCACATATTTAGGGTTTTTTGTTCCGTTACTATTTAACATAGGTTCATACGAAGTAGTTTTGGATTGTTCCATTTAGTATCATTATCTAATAAGTTTTAAGTTTTTTAACGAATATATATATATATTTTTTTCTTAATTATATTTATAATATGGATAACAAATTCGTTGATTTAGGTGAACTCGTCAAAAGAGCAATTAAGTATTTAGTCGAAGGTGTAATGGTAGCTCTTGCTGCCTATGCTATTCCCAAGAAGGCTCTTTATTTAGATGAGGTTGCGTTAATCGCTCTCACTGCTGCCGCAACATTCTCAATTTTAGATACATACGTTCCCAGTATGGCTGTGTCTGCTCGCTCTGGTGCTGGCTTCGGTATTGGTGCTAATCTTGTTGGATTTCCCCGCTAAATAATTAGTTGGTTCATTCATACATAATTTTATGAAAAATAATGATATATTAAATCTTTAATTATTATATCATTAATGATAAGTTATAAATTGAATCATTCCTATGAATTAGACGATAGTTTTATGGACTATTTACAATCTACTGTAAAAGTGGTCAACGAATATGAGTCATTATTAGACGCCTTGCAAAAAATGAATAGTCAATCAGAAAAGAAGAAACCGATTGTATTTGTGCGTTCCAAGTGTTCAAGAAAAGGATATGCGTGTTTATATTGCGACGAATCCAATTTCGATTCATCTATAGAGGATTTGGAAAAAATCATCCAACTTCACACGTTTAAAAAGGAACATATGAATACATGGCATTCTAATCTAAATTCAATAATAATGGATTAATATTATTCCATCTAATTACAATTACTGCCATCCTCGAAGCATGGAACATTATTGATAGTCCAATTTCCAGGCATTGCAAAGGCGCACGTTTTTTCAATACCTAACTGATTCTCTCCTAATACTAATTTCATAAATCCAAGTTCTCCCCAATAAGAACCCCATGAATTCCTGATAATCCAATACTGTTTATCAATAGTAGCGTCATATCCCCATCCTACAATAGATATAATATGATTGATCATTTTTAATGTTCTTGGCACATCTAATACACCACCTGCGTAATCGACGATTCCTTCGGCGTTTATTCCACAAGCAATAGGTCCATTCTTGTAAATCTCCGCCATCATATTATCAACACCCTTCACCGCTCCATAACTCTCAATAGTCGCATTAGGATACTGTAATATAGGACTACATGTCCCTCCATTCGATGTAAAGGTATCACATGTTTTACATGTATTGAGTGCTGTGCATTCAAACATAGACTTGTCCTTGCATCCTTCTTCTTTAGAGTCTATACTACATGCTTGATATATCATACAATCGTCATATGGTATAGATCCATATTCATGAATAGCTTTGTATGCGGCTAAATGATCGCCTCCGTTACATGAACCTCCCATTCTACAATTCAATAAAAATTGAATACTGAGATTAATATCGGGCCAAGCCGCTTTACGCATAATCTTGATTCTATCAGATAGCGCACTGACGCTTCCGTGAGCCCAACAGCTGCCACAGTAAACAGGTATATGTTGATTAAGATTTTTAGTCAAGTAATTTACATTATCTACGTTGCTCCATGAAAACGATTCTGGTAATGTTGTATTCACTATATGCTGTATCTGATATTGTTCTATATTCAATAAAGGTACGAACTCATTAAATCGGGCGGTGACTCCGAATAAACCGGTCAATAATAAAAAGATATTCATCATTTTATTATAGATAACATTATATTTTTACGTTGTTTCAATTATTAGATAGTAGGTATAAACTCCCATTCTAATTCACCGCAAATGTTTTTCCATATTTCATCCTGTTCAATGCGTTTCTCTCTATCTTTTAACATTGGAAAGAACGGTAGAAACTGTCGTTGGTCCAACAATTCACATAATTTATAAACAGTGTAATAATAGTTTAAGAAATTAACCCTATCGTCTGGGCAATATTTCGCGTATGGGGCCTGAATATCCATAAAAAGATTACACAAGGTTTCCTCTAATTCTTGGCTCATAATAGGTGGTTTTATACCTAACTTATCTTTAATAAATGGAATATGTTCGTAGTATTTATTATATCCGAGTTTCTTCAGTATTTCCTTCGCTTTTTTATTAGTGAGATGGATAATTTCAACACGCTCCTTTCTAATTTGTAATTTGATGTTTTCCAATACTTCTGGAGGGATTTGTGTGCTTTCTTTTGCCTGAAACTGCGCCAATATTTCACGAAAATGATTGATTCTTTTGTACGCATAGAAACATACTTCTTTCGGCGGTTCTTTATAGGATGGTTTATCATTTTCAATTATATATTTCGACGAAATGCTGCAGTTATTACATATAATAAGACCTTCATGTTCGACAGGTATGAGTTCTCCTTTACGACATTCCTTACAAATATCGCTATTGGTAATAAAATTGTTAATATCGAAAAAATCAGTATCAATATTTGATAAGTATTGATTTACAATCGAGTTATTTGAACTTTGGGCTTCTTCTGACTTTTGATTATCGTCTGTTTTTATTTTGAAAAAAGAATCTAATACTCTGGTAGTGTTACCACCTTCGGAAATTTTCTTCTTATTTTCGAAATAATCAAATACATATCCTGAATTGTCCAACAGATATTTTTTCTTTTCTTTTTTGATTTTTTTTACCTTTATTTTTAGCACTTTAATTTCGTCTCCTATATCTAATTTTCGGTCCAATAATGTATCATAGGCATTTAATTCCTCCTCTAAAATAAATAATTGGTGTTTTAAATCAGGTAAACTACACTCGTCATCGTTTAAACCTTGAAGAATTTCCTCGTGTTTACTGTCAAGAGTAGTAATGTTTTTCTGATTTATAACAATTTTTTTGTTAGTTTTAGGTTTAAAAGAAGGCATTCACTTTATATAGTTATTAATATCTCTCTTTAAAATACTTATTAAGGTAAAATTATTATCTTTTAATATATTTTAATTAAAATGGACACAAATATAAAAATTAAAGGGTCAGAAAAAATGGAAATAGACTACGTAACACTGCAAAAAATGGCCTTTTTATACAACGCATTGGAAAAAGGATGGACAATTAGCAAAAATAATGATAAGTATATTTTTATTAAAAAACATGAAGGCGAAAAAGAAATAATGTTGGACAGTTATTTACGTAGATTTATCAAAGATAATTTTGACATTAATAATTTAGATTTTAATAGCAATATGAATTAAATAGCAAAATGAAAAAATTTTTTTCTTTAGCAATATTATAATAAAAAATGGGAGGTGGTCTCATGCAATTAGTCGCTTATGGCGCACAAGATGTTTACCTTACTGGAAATCCTCAGATTACTTTCTGGAAAGTCACTTATCGTCGTCATACAAATTTCGCAATGGAATCTATTGAACAAACTTTTAACGGACAAGCCGATTTCGGTCGCCGTGTCACATGCACAGTCTCCAGAAATGGTGATCTTGCTTACAGAACATACTTACAGGTAACTCTCCCTGAAATCAACCAAAACATGAAAAACTCAACTGGTGATGTTTTTGCCCGTTGGTTAGATTTCCCCGGACATCAGCTTATTTCTCAAGTTGAGGTCGAGATTGGTGGTCAACGTATTGACCGTCAATATGGTGACTGGATGCACATCTGGAATCAACTTACTATCTCTGCTGAACAAGAACGTGGTTACAATGCCATGATTGGTCACACTACTCAACTTACATACATCACCGATCCCAGTTTCGCTGCTGTCGATGGTCCCTGTACCTCCAATGCTCCTCGTCAAGTGTGTGCTCCCCGTAACGCTCTTCCTGAGACAACTCTTTACATTCCTTTCCAATTCTGGTTTTGCCGTAATCCTGGACTTGCTCTTCCTTTGATTGCTCTTCAATACCACGAAGTCAAGATCAACCTTGATATTCGTCCTATTGACGAATGCTTATGGTCTGCCTCTACTCTTGAATGTACCACAAACAAAATCCAAAACCCTAAGGTTACCAGCGCTTACGCTCAATCTTTGGTTGCTGCTTCTCTTTACGTCGATTATGTCTTCCTTGACACTGATGAACGTCGTAGAATGGCACAAAACCCTCACGAGTACCTCATTGAGCAACTTCAATTCACTGGTGATGAATCTGTTGGTTCATCCAGTAACAAGATCAAGCTGAATTTCAATCATCCCTGTAAGGAACTTATCTGGGTTGTCCAACCTGATGAAAATGTAGATTACTGCGCTTCCCTCGAATGCGACCAAACTCTTTTCAAGCTTCTTGGTGCCCAACCTTTCAACTACACTGATGCCCTTGATGCTCTTCCTTCCGCTATCCATGCTTACGGTTCTAAGGACTCTGTTGCTGGTGGTTCTGGTGATACTGGTTCTGCTTTCATCGATGCTGACGGTCTTTTCCAACAAGCTGGTCCCGGTCAATATGACGGTACTGCTGCTGCTCTTGCTGCTGGTTCTGCCGCACGCCACCAGCAAAATACTGGAGTCGATCAGGGTAGTGCTTCTGCTGCCATTGCTTCTGCGTTTAACGCTTATGCCGGCGCTGTCGGTGGACCTGGATGGAATGCTCAAGCCGCTTCTGCTACCAACAAAGCTATCTCTGGATCACAAGGTTACGGAGATGCTAACTTCAACGTCGCTAATGCTGACCTTGTTGGTGTATCCGATGCCGGTACATTCGTTCTTTCCGAATCTGCACTCAAGCTTCACTGCTGGGGTATGAACCCTGTTGTTACCGCTAAGCTTCAACTTAACGGTCAAGATCGTTTCTCTGAGCGTGAAGGTACTTACTTCGACCTCGTCCAACCTTTCCAACACCACACTCGCAACCCTGACACCGGTATCAATCTTTACTCCTTTGCTCTTCGCCCTGAGGAACACCAACCTTCTGGCACATGTAATTTCTCTCGTATTGATAACGCTACCCTTCAACTTGTTCTCAGTAACGCCACTGTTGAGGGTACCAAGACTGCTAAGGTCCGTGTCTATGCTACCAACTACAACGTCCTTCGTATCATGAGTGGTATGGGTGGTCTTGCTTACTCCAATTAAGCGTGTAGTCCAATTTTATTTACTTTTATTATAAACTACAAAAATAACATATAATTTCATTTATATTATGAATAAATCATATTATAAATACATGTAACAAGGATACAAAGAAACATTGATTAGACAAACTCATATAAAAAGTTAGCAGGTATTAATATTATCACAAATGGATAATATTAATAGTGAATTACAATCTGTAAAACAGATTATTGAATATGAAATTAGTTTCCTGGATAAATATTTCTTTTACTCCAATATATTTAATAAAAATAAACGCGACTATGAAGATGACAAGAATCTACAATTGTTACAAGAGTATTTTCAACACTCCAATCAAGCCGTGTCAGTTATAAATAAACGTACAGAACTATTATCTCGTATTAAGTCTCAAATAGAAAACAATTGCGATCATACTTGGGAGACAGATCTAATAGACATAGATCCAGATCGTTCTCAAACGATTAAATATTGTACCAAATGCGAGAAAACTCTTTAAAGCGCGTCTAACACTGCCAAATCTCCGTCAAATAATTTGAGTTTTTTAATTTCCTCAATATCCAAAAACTTAATATCCTCATGTACGTACCTTTTTACGTTTTCTTCGTCCACGATTTTCCCTGCGAAAAATCTACAGTGATAATTATCATATTCTACTTGATATATTTCACGGTCTATAGAAATACATAGATTTAACTCCTCCATCCATTCGCGATGTAAACATTCTTCAATCGTTTCATTTTCTTCAAGTTGACCACCAGGAAATTCCCAAAAACCAGCATACGGACTACCCAATGGGCGCAACCCCATAAGAATTTTTCCCTCCTTATTATACAATACTCCACACGCTACTTCTCTCTTTGACATTAATATATATTGATAGATTGTATATTTAATACGTTTTAGATATATAAATATCTGATTAAACACAACAAAACCAGCGAAATATCGTTCTTTTCAATCGCTGTGACTTTTTACACTTATTACATAATTTATTTTTATCAAGGCATTCTCCACATACAAAGGTCGTACATTCTTTACATTGTTGTAACATATTAGTTTCAAAGCATAAATTGCACATATTTTTGTTGTTGATATAGTCTGGGACTATTTTAGACGAGGGTCTTATTGCGCTACGCCTTGATGACAATCGCTGTACGCCTGGATCAAGATCTATAATATTGCATAGTGGTATTATACGCTGATTGTTGCTCATATATTTATATAATAAACATACTATATTTTTATTATATAATCGACACGATTAATGTTAATGTTGATATGTTTTTAGTACGAATGAGTAATCAAAAGAAAGTTCATGTAAATACTTATATCGGTCTGTTTGTCCAAAATGACCCTGTTCCATTTCAGTTTTAAGTAGTAATAAGCTGTCAGGATTGGTATTATATTCACGCAATTTGGCAATAAATTTGGCTGGTTCCCAATATCCAACACGTGGATCATTTAATCCACCCAAAGCCAATACATTCGGATACGCGGTGTCTTTGATATTATCATACGGACTATACTGTTTAATATAATTGTAATATTGTTGTTCATTAGGATTACCCCATTGTTCCCATTCAGGAATAGTAAGTGGAATACTTGGATCACACATTGTATTCATAACATCTACAAACGGAACACCAGCAATAACCGTTCTAAATAAATCAGGTCGCATTGTCAATGCTGATCCAACTAATAGTCCACCAGCGCTACGTCCTTCAATAGTGATCATTTTGTCGCCAGTAAATTTTTCTTGAATCACATGTTCGGCACAAGATATAAAATCTTTGAATGTATTCATTTTATTTAACATTTTTCCATCTTCAAACCATTTATATCCAAGAAAACTTCCACCACGTACGTGAGCAATTGCATATACAAATCCTCTATTCAATAGCGGCAGGATAGACCCTCTGAAATTGGGGTCAACAGTAATACCATATGAGCCATATCCATATAAATACAGTGGATTGGTCCCATCTTTTTTAAACATATCAGTCCTATAAATCAGTGAAATAGGTATTTTAACACCGTCGTGTCCAGTGGCAAATATGCGGTCGGTTTCATATAATGTGTCATCATAATTAGGAACATGTTTTACTCTGAGCACACTTGACTTTTTAGACGTCAAATCATATTCATAATAGGTCATAGGTTTTTTCAACGAATTGTGATAATATACGATTTTGTCAGAGTTATAGAATGATAATACAACTCCCATATTTTTAATTGTGTCGGCGATTTCAATTATATGAGAGGTTGCGTCCAAGTGATCAAAAACCTCAACAAAACTATTTCCATTTTCCTTGTATTCAATGAGCATATATTTCTGTGTAATTTCGATACCTTCAATATATTTGCTTTCGTCGTATGGTATAAAATCGAACCATTCTGACATGTTGGTATTATCGATTGATGTCGCCATAATTTTAAAATTACGACAATCATCCTTGTTTGTAACAATAAAAAATTTATTGTTATGATATGACACTTGATATTTAACGCCAGTGACATATTGTGTAAAATGAATAGGAGTCTTTGAATTACAAGTATCTTTTTCTTTCAAACTGAAATAATACATATCGGTTGTTTCCACGCTACCTTCATAAATAAACATATAATCGTCGTTTTCAGAGATATCAATAGATACATTTCGTAGTTCATCATTACATTGATAAATAAGTTCGTGTTGTTTCGAAATAATATCATATTTCCATACTTGGTATAATCTATTCTGGTCGTCGCCTTGCAAATAAAAAATGGTATTTCCTAACCATTTATATGAGCAATAAACAATTTCGGGTATAGTGTGTTCGATTTCCTTACCAGATTCTATATTATAGATAGAAATTGTATATTTTTCGTTACCAGTTAAATCAACGCCATAACTCATTAACGTTTGGGCATCATTGACTTTAAATCCAGACAAATCAAACGCTGTTTTACCTTCTGCTAATTCGTTTACATTTACGAGAACATATTCTTCTTTACTCTCCTGATCAACACGACAATAACTTGGATAACTTTTTCCCATCTCTGTTCTGGTAAAATAATAGAACTTACTGCCCCACCCATTAGATCGATGAGGAAATGGATAACTATCGTAATCTTGTTGAACATTTGACAATAATTCGTCGTATAGTTCTTTTTGAACGTTTTCACTGTTACTCATTATTTTAGTCGTATATTTATTCTCTTCATGTAACATACTAATTACTTTTGGATCAGAACGTAAGTCATCGCGCAACCATTTATAATGGTCTTGGTGTTGAACTGGTGGTTCCATTAAAACAGAACTTGGTCCTCCACGAGTGGAATCAACATTTCCAAAAAGGTTATAGTCAAGAATCTTTTCAATAACAGGATAATCCATGATATAATATAAATATGGTTTATCTATTTATATGATAATAAAAAAGGTATTTTTATTTGTATAGAATTTTTATTTGTATAGAATTTTTATTTGTATAGA